ACCTCGTAGGCTTGTAGCGTTATTTGAGTATCTGATTAGCTAAACTTATCAGTCTCGAGTAGACCTTCCTTTTCAGGAAGGGCTTCCATTTCCACTCAATCCCAGAAATTGGGTCATCATGGAAACGTCTACTATTTAGGTCTTTCGACACTAAATCCGGGCTCCAATCGATATTCCAGCGAATAGCAGCGTGCCTTGCGGCAACCTGTCTCTTCGTAGCATACATATCATGTGTATGCTCTGAATGGTCCTCCTTCAATAGGAGAGCTACCTGTGTAAGGTAGCGGACCACTTTATCGAACGGAAATCCTCCAGGGTTGGTTCCATAATACTTCTGTTGAGGTATAAGGGCCAATGCATTCCTAGCAAAGCTAGGCTTGCAGGCACGTATTGCTCGTGCCCCTAGGATAGAGATTGCAGAATGTAAATTCTCAGGTACGACGTGAAAAGCTTTAAACTTAAAGCCGTACATGTCCTTGAGAATAACTCTACCTGCAAATTCGGCCACACGTGGTGAACTCACAGACTTCGATTCCGAAATGTCTACGCCAAGCGCAGACATCAGGTCACGATAATCCCCAGCTATCACTCTGTTCTTAAGAACAATATCATCACCAAGGATGACATACTGGTCTTTCCAGTCTAGACCCCTTGCGGAGAATAACTTTCTTACCACGTAGTGATGGGATAATGCAAACATCGCAAAAGATGCTTGTGAACCCAGCGGTTGACCTTTAGTCCAAGTCACATGAGTTAACTCATGCGGACATACTGGTGTGCGAATCATCGCGCCAGGACTAAGAACTAAAGATTCATATAGACTGATAAAAGTCTTCCAGGAAGGAGCTACTGATAAAGTTGCGATTGCTTGCTTAGTCACTGTCCACGGAAAAGAATCCGTGGCAGCACTAAGGTCGATAGAATAACAGGTCTCACCCTGTTTAATCCAATCAAAAACTTTGTTAACTCCTGACTCTTGGTTATACGTGTGATCCTCAGGGATTGATCGTATATATTGATATAGCGCCCTTGAGAAGGGTGCTAGCATCTCATTTTGCCAAGGTGGGGCGGCATAAAACCACCTCACCTTGCCATCAGATTGAATCCGATGGTCTACGTAACCGAACGGCCAACGCTCTCCATGAGAAACGTCGGGTTCGATTCTAAGACGAATGAGCCAAGAAGGTAAATCACATCCATTGAACTCTGCATATTCTATTGCAGACATTGCCATATCAAATTCCTCGGACCGAAAGGTCACGGGTTGTTTAATGGTAAGGTGTCCAGTGATGGTCCCTTCAGGAAACAGATCTTTACGTCTCCTAAAGGAATTTTTACCATGGAAGAATTTCTGAAAAGCGCCGGTCCTTGCACAATCTGTACGTTCAACATTGGCTCTAAAAGCCTCTATATCACGAACTGATAGCAAGCGTTCCTTACCAAGGAACAGTGTCCAACTTCGGACAACCTGCAGCGCCTGTATGAACTTTTCATCTGAACCCGAGAGGGTTACATCTTGAAGGTATTTAAGATGAGATCTCTTCCACCAAGGTGGAGGAGTCAGATTAGGTTCTGCTTTCAAACCTATAAGGTAGGTTGACAACTCTTTCATTCTAGAAAGAGTCCATTCTGGACCAGAATGGTAAAGCCATTTATGTCCTAAAGACCACCAAATTCGTTTGAATTCACTAGATACCAAAGGGAACGCGTACAAGATTCTAGCCGAATTTCGGCAGTGAGTGTTCGTGATTTTCACGATATTCTCCTGTTTGAAGTTCAAGACGAAAGTCTTGTGTCGCACCCATCAACGTTCTGATTAAA